CTAATATGTCACCTCTGGCATTGACATTCATATTACCAACAGCCTGTACTGACTCGTTTGCCGCTCGTAATTTTTCTATGTCTACCATACGTCCCTGCATGGTTCTGTACATTCTTTTTCTGGGTGCTCTTGCTACCATAATATGCTCCTATTATACTTTACTTATGACCTCGTTGATCGCCTGGTCCTAAAATTTCGCCTGGAAGGTCACCATACACGATTAAAACACTCCTAGGTTCGTCACTGTCGTTTACTGCCGTGTGCGTGTGTTCTAGTGTGTTTATCAAGTATGGCCTATCCTTGAATGGTAGCACACCTGCTTTACCAAGTTTGAAATAATTGTTTGCTAGATCTCCTGTCAAAGGCCAGTAGAATTTTTTACAGCCACGGATTATTGGATATTTTTCTCTTTTGTAATGGTCGTCTCTGTGTAGCATCAAATTTTTGTGTGGATGCAAAGTCTGTAGATTGATACTTAGGATATTTTTGTAACCGACCTTATCCACTAGTAGTTCTTTCATCCTGGGCACCTTATCCCAATCTACTTCTAGGAACGGAAGATCGGACTTTCCTGGTGAATTAGTCTTTATGTCCATCACACCCTTGAATGCTCCTTTTATTTCACGCACATTAATTTTATCCATTTCTGCTATAATCTCTTCAACCGATGGAGTATCTATGTCTAGTATCTCGTATGGAGTGTAGTCTGTGCCTTTTTTCCACCAGTGTGGGCCGTCTCCGTGGGCGAAATAACTTTTAATACTTTCTGGAAAAGTTTTATTGAACGCACAGGGCCTGTCGATCGTGAACAAATATTTTTGCAATAGGGTTTCTCCAAAATCCCCACCGTCTATCTCTGTGAACAGTCGATCAAACAGAACTCCAAGGTTCGTGTGTATCCATACTTTCATCACACCACCCTCGTCCCACATGGCCGCCGCAGGCTGGTGCTTGTTGCCTTTGCCGTCGAGGTAGTGTCCGGCCCATAGAGTTTCCACGATGCTTTCATCATTAATTTTGACATCCTTTATCTCTGTTTTTTGTCCAGTGTAAGGTAGGTTAAGTTCATACCATCCCTCGTCTAAATTGAAATTTTTGTCTAGTTTGAAATTTATCCTGTTGTTTGATAAGTCAAGCAAGTAATTTTCGGTGATAGGTTTTGTGCTATCTATTGATATCTTCATCTTAGGAATTCCTTGATATCCAAATTGTACAACATTGGATTAATTTTGTGTACACCTATCAAGAACAAACAAAAACTGGCCACACTTGACCCTCTTCCAACTCCCCACACTATGTTGTTTGCCCGTAGTGTGTCTACAAAGTATATTAAGAATTGTAAAACTTTTATGAATTTTTTCTTTTCAAATAAATCGTATTCCGTTTGCACTCTCATCTTTTCCTCGTCGTTTTGACACTTATCTAGTAACCATTCCAACACATTTATTTGATAGTACTTGTCTGGCATGTGCCAATTGCCAATATTTATTGCATCAAATTCCGCTGGAGATTTTCTTTTGGGTGCAGTGTTGATTGGTGTAAGGTCGTCACCTATCTGTTTGATGGCGTCGTTGTACTGTTCAGTTTTTTCGAAGAACAGTTTAGAAATGTCAAAGTCTGGGTTGGTGTAAAGTAGATCTATCGCTTCTTGCTCTGTGAATATAACATCGCCATGATCATTTATCTTTGTTTTTGCCGCCATCTAAAACCTTTGGTTGGAACTCAAACACTTTAGCATGATACTCGTGCTTCTTGTCAACTGGAATCTGCTGATCGTTCCAACTAAAATGTCCAGTGTAAATGCCTTTGTCGAGTTCTTCATCATATGTTGCCGTGTCGGGTCTCAACCACCATGGGTCAAACGTGTTATATTTTTCCGAGAACCAGTCCGGTCTATCTAAAAGTATAAGCTCTTTGCTGTCTTTGTCAACCGTGTAGGTAATACCGTCACCCTGCCATGAGCTCAATGATATGTTGTTGATGGTGATGTTGCTCTCTAGAATGCTGTTGGCCTTGCAGAAACACACAGCCGCCATTATCTGATCATAGGGAGGCTTTGGTAATTCGATGAATCTGTTGTTTGTGTTCTTCTTCAGTACCTTGTATAGAGGTTCGTCCCTCCATGTGGTAATTGTGTTGGCGAACACCTGCTCAAAAAGATTTTTCAATCTCTCGAAGTATTGTGTCTGTTCTTTTAAGTTTGCTGTGTGAGGTGTGAGTGATACATTCAATTTGTATTCGTTTGAAAACAATTCTCCGTCTACAATAATGATCGATTTAAATTTTGTTTTCCAAGTAAAAGTATTTGACATCAGTAATACTTACTAGTCGATGTTGATCAGTTCTCCAATATCTGGCTCACCTCTTAACTTTTTATTATTCTTGTGCCACTCCTCGATTCTTCTTTCTCTGATGGCGTTCCTGTATGTGTTCAGAGCGTTTGTTAGTTGTGCCAACATCTCTGGGTTACGACCAAATCTTCTGGCACTTGCAACCTTTCTAGAAAGGTCCTTGATCCTTTTGGATATTTCCTCATCACTCATGTTGCCTATCTCTTCTTGTAATGGATGGAAGTACATGTGCCTCCTTTAAATGTTAGGTGTACTGTTTGCCTAGTTGATGCATCAGCATCGTTGTTCCACCGTCAGGTGACATGAACTCATACATCACACGTCCTAGACCCGGTTGTATGGTGTCCGAAGTACCGTCATTGCCGTGAACGTTGTCCGCTTTGATCACTGCTGATGGGAAAATTAAGTTGGTTGCACCTACTGACACAGTTATGTCTAATATGATTCTTCCTAGTGCACCTGTTGCCGGAAAATTTGTAAATGCGAAAGTTGTATCTGCTGTAACGGTTGCAGTATGATAATGACCATTGTTGTGATTCAAAGTGATTGATCCACTAGACACAGACCCATGTGCGTAAACCACCTCTGATGTGTTTTTGAATTTGGCACGTAGCACTTCGTTGTTGGCAAAGTCACTTGATTGGTTCAGGTTGGCTTTGTTTGCCTGTAGTGCCGTGATCTCTGTTGAGGCTTCTGTGAAATTGTCTTTGATGGCCGAGAAGTTATCTCTCATGCCTTGTGAGCTGTTATCCTGTCCTGCTTTAGGATATGTTCCGTCTACGTTTCCTGGTACTATGTTACTTGCCATTAAAATATTCCTTTGTCTCTAAATTTAAGATATTTATCGTTCAATCTCTCCACCTTTATAATTGTGTTGAGTGCTGGTGCTTCTTTGGTAAATGTCATTGTTGTTTTCTTGTTTGCTGTGTCATGCGTTAGTGTTATTCCAAACTCGTGGTCTGCTGATCTCAAAGTACCATCAACTGTGAGATAACTAGGGATCACATTGTTGTCCGCAGTGACTCCTTTACCAGCATATACCCTTTGAGTGCCCTCGAGAACCTTGATGTCTTCCTCGTGAACAATCTCGTTGAGTTGGAATGATTTAGTTGTGCCATCGCCCGTAAATTGATTGGAAGAAATCTTGTTGTTTCCAACGGTGTATCTGTCAATGGTAAAAGCGATATCCTGGAACTTCAGTGCCTTGTCTTGTATTCTTTTCTTGACCAACCCTGCTGTACCTGGTTTGCAATAGCACACAGGCACGGCCATCACGTATCCAAGCGGTGCTTTATCCCCCAACTGTGTGGTCTTCATCCACAATGGAAGATAATCCCATTCCTTGTGTCCAAGGGTCTTCATTCTTGATCTCATATTGGCAACAGCATTTGGATAAAGTGTTTCCATGAAGCCAAGGTCTGCACTCAACTGGTTTGCGTACCTGACTTTGGATCCTGCTGTGCTGAACGCCAACCCACCGTCTGTGGTCACTTCATATTCATTGGTATCCGTTGTGGCATTCATACTGGACGCTCTTGGTCCTATCATCGGTTTAACAACAGCATCTCGTAGTTTTACAGAACTTGAAACTGCTTCGCCCTTGCTGTTGACCATGTTATCTTTTATTTCAATGTAAACCACTTCATATTTTGTAGTTGTGCCTTCTTTTGCTATGGCTGTCTTCAGATCTCCGAAGTAAAGAGTTTTAGGGGCATGGTTCTGTTCCATCTGTTGTTGGAAAGTTGTTAAGGTTTGTGACTCCAAACCAGCCATCATCAGCATGTCTGGTTTTAATTTAATTCCAAAGTTTGGATCCTCCGATCTATACACATACGTTGGATCATTGATAGTTGGATCTTGTGCCACACTATAGAATATGTTTTGATCTATGAATGATGTTGCGTGTCCAGTCATGTTTCCGTATTCTGTTTGTGTGTTTGGTATGTCTATGTTAATTGTGAATTCTTTTTTGGTTGCAGATGCCTGGTACTGGTCACTCACTGTGACCTCAAACGTGAATGATCTTGTTGAATCTGAGAAGTCACTAGGATCTATCTTGCCTATGAAGTTACCTTGCTGAGACAGTGTTATGCCCGTTGGTAAACTTCCTGAAGTCACACTGTAACCTAATACTCTGTCTGTGTCATCTGTTGTTGCCTCCACACTCAATATGCTAGGTTGATCGGCAGTTATTGTTCCTACCACCGTTGGTGTCGTGAATGCTATTCCTATGTCTACCTCACCTATCACTTTCATTGTGAAATCTTTGTCCGTGAACACTTCCACGCCTGGTGATATTACCCTCTTGGCTCTGACTGTGAAATTGTAGTCCACTTCAACTGCTGACTGCCTTGCCAACTGTCCATAAAGTTCACCTGATGTGAGATCAATTGAAACTCCTGCAGGTAAAGATCCTGAATGTATTGAATACTCTAGGTCCCCCTGCAATGGATCAAAATCTTCGACATCTATCTTGACAACGACACTGTTGTCATGTCTGAATGTTCCCAGATCAGAACCTGTCTTGAAAACAGGTCTCCTGTTACCACTGAAGTCCATTGTCAACGCTGTTCCGTCGATCTCTGTGGCATCAATCGTTACTCCGGAGTTGGAAACTCTCCAGAAGTCTGCGGAGTAAACAAATATCGAGTTGTTCTGTTCCACGTAACTTACTCCATCTGACACCCTTACTATGAAATCATAGTTCTTACTTACACTTTTTGAAGTAACTGTTCTATCGTATATTCCGTTATACTTGTCTTCTGTGTCCGTGCCATCGTAACCTCCACGTACCCCAAACTTGTCGTCGTCTGTGAGTGCCACGATACCTGAAATCAATCCAGTCTTGCTGAGGGTCACCCCAGGTGGCAGTGATCCTTTGACTATTTCGTAGACCAATTGCTGGCCAGTTGCCGTGTCTGAGTCCGTGGCCTGCATTTGTAGTTGAACACTGGCGCCATCTATGACCCAGTACAGTCCAACACTTGTGGAATCGTCCAGTTGCAGTTGTCCAGATGCTGTTGTGAACGTGGGAGAGTCTGAACCTTCGACGTCCAACTTGAATGTTCTGTCTGTGATAGCGGTACCGGCCGTGGCTCGCACGACGAAGGTGTAAAGAGTTCTTTTGGCAACCTCAGCCGGAGTACCTGTCAGTAAGCCTGTTGATGTTACCTGCATTCCTACAGGTAGGCTCCCTGCTATCACGGAGTAAGTGACGGCCGTGGAATCGCCCATTGGAACAGGATCATTTGCTTCGAGTTGTAGCGAATATGCTACTTGCTCTTGTATAGTTGCTAATTTACCTTCCGTGGTTGTCCACACTGGTGTTGCCATTACTTTACTCCTTACATGGGTATTTATTGGCGATTACCGACTATTATTCTGTGTGCGAATCCAGTGTTCTAGGTGCTGTTTTAGGCCTTCACGCAGTATCGGATCTCTTTCTCTTTTGATCGCTTCTTGCAGTCGTGCTATCTCAGATTTTGGAGATCTATACCTTTTACGGTCGTTGTGATATTTCCTCATTATTTTCCTTTGCGAAGGATGACTTTTTTTATTTGCTATTACGATTCGTCATAGAACGGTATGACTCTCAAAGTTCCACCGATCTTGATTTTTATGTATCCTGTAGGCTGTCCTGGTAACGCCGAAGCACCTCCCGCCGATCCTACTGTTGACTGTGTAGCAGTCAATACATCTATAACACCTGTTCCAGCAGTTCCTATTTGTAAATCTGCGTTTGAGGCGTTTGCTTTAATTGTATTATCTGTTATTGTAACACCATCTAACGTTGAAGAGCCTGTTACCGATAAATTTCCTGTGACATTCGTGTTAGTTTGTAATTCTATCGTACCCGTACCGTCCGTAGTTAATTCCAAGTTAGCGTTTGTAACGTGGGTAGTGATGTTATTATCCCTAAAACGAAGTTCGTCAATGTAAACAGATCCTACACCATTCGCATCTATGTTAATATCCGCATTTGAAACGTTTGTCGTTATCAAGCAATTCTCACCAAGGAATATATTTTCCGCCACGTTCAAGTTGGTCGTGGACAGAAGACCCGGAACTCCTACAGTTGTTCCACCAATTGTTACCTGTCCTGTTGCATTTGGATTGATGTTAATACCACCACCTGAATTTGTTGCAATTATACCATTTCCACTGATCGAAATGTTATCAATGTCAAATTGACCATCTATGACTACGTTTCCTGTTATGGTCTGTCCAACAGTGGTCATTGCTTTCTTGACATCTACAACACCTGTGCCGTTCGCTGATAATTCAAGATTGGCATTTGAAGCATTTGTGGTGACGAGGTTGTCTTTGATCCTCACACCGTCCGCATCTAGTTGTGTGGTTGTGATATTATTTGTGTTTGTTATGTCCGCGGTTGTCAGTGTTCCAACAACTGTCGCGTCTGCAAGTACTTTTACTGCTCCTGTGCCACTGCCGTCTAATTCCAAATCTGAATTTGAAGTGTTGGCTATGATAGTGTTGTCGTTTAGTGTAATTCCATTTATCGCAACAGCACCTGTCATTGTTGCCGCGTTAATCGTTGGGTTGGTCAAAACTTTGTTTGTCAAAGTTTGTGAACCAGCCAGTGTTGCAACTGTCCCGTCGATTGCTATTGAAACTGTGTTTCCTGTTGCACTTGTAGTGATACCTGTGTCTCCAGAGAACTGCATGACTTCTGAATCAAGGTCGATCGAATTCGTTGTTGAATCATCTGCTGTGAAATCAAGGTCCTGTGCTGTCACCTGTGCGTCAACGTAAGTCTTGATTGCACCTTGTGTGGCTAATAAAGTTGCACTAGATCCCAATGCACCATTGTCTATGCCCGTGACTGTGGCTCCTGTGGCCAATGCCAACGATGTTCCAACAGCAAGGGTAGACCCAAGTGTTGTGGCACCGTCTATGTTCACTGTGCCTGTTGTCTGAATGTTGTCTGCTAGTGTGATCTGCGTTGAATCATTTGAACTTACCTGGCTTCCATTTATTGTGATCGATCCTAGGTTTATGCTTCCTGTGCCGTTCGGTGTTACTGTGATGTTTCCGTTTGTTACACCTGTCGTTATTGCGAAGTTGTTTACATTTAGGTTCGCGTCCAGGGTGTTTATGTCATTGTCGCTACCGTATAATTCTACAAAGTTGTCGTTTATCTTGTCGAACGCTGTTCTTAACGGATCACCTGTGCCGTCATTTGCACTTGATCCTATATTGATTACTTGTCTAGCCATAGTTTGTTAAATCCTTGTTATGCTGTATTTATTTTAAATTTTGTAAACCGAATGTAATTATTAGACGTTGACACATATCCTTTGGAATTTGAAAACTGTGCTGTTATTACTGATATTTGTTGCTAACAGTCTAACATTACCATCATCTATATCTGCTGTGAACGTGCATAGTGGTGCAGTGTAAGAAGTCGTTGATCCAAACACAGTTATGTAGGCTTCGATGGTGCTGTCTGCACTTGGACCATGGACCACGTTTACTTCAACAAATTCATGTCTTCCATTTGTTGCGTCTGTGATTGATACGTAATATTTTGCACTCCTGTATGATGTGGACTGGAATGTATCAATGACACTAGTGGCAGACGAGGCCACTGTAACTGTACCATCGTTGATCGCTGAATGATTCAATGTTGGTGTTACAGTAACGAAGCTCAATACGCCGGAACCATTAGTTTTTAATTCTTGGTTTGCACTTCCGTCTGAAGTGGGAAATGTTATTCCATTGATCGAAACAGTGCCTGTGCCGTTGCCTGAAAGTTCTAGATCGGCATTTGATTCGTTTGCCGATACTGTGTTGTCCTTTATCATCACACCATCCAAAGTGGCACTTGTACTTGCCGTAACAGTTGTGAATGTTCCAGCCGCTGGTGTTGTAGCACCTATTGTTGTGTTGTCTATCGCACCTCCATTGATGTCTGCTTTTGCTATCACGACACTGCCTGTGCCCGACGCAGTCAATTTAAGGTCGGAGTTTGATGCTGTGGTTTTGATTTCGTTGTCCGTGATGTTGATGTTTGAATCAACTGTGAGGCTGTCCATTGTGACTACACCAGTTCCGCTTGGACTCAACACAAGATCGTCATTGGATCTTGTTGCTCTGATTTCATTTCCACTCAATTGGATACCATCATCGAAAAGTGATGAAGCATATATCTCCGTAAACATGGTGTTCACGTTCTGCATGGCCGCACGTAAAGTATCACCTGTACCGTCGTTAGCGTTTGATCCTACGTTTAAGTTTATCCTTGCCATATTATACCTTTATTGGTCTCCTTACAAATTTTACAACTTGGTTGTTATCGTTATTTACTTGACCTAGCAGTCTAACATTACCGCTGTTTATATCAGCGGATATGTCAAGTGTGTCGTATACAGTTGACCCATCACCTGCACCATTATCTACCCCGCCAAACACACTGATGTATGCGTTTGTGCCATCGTGTGTGACGTTTGCCTCTATCAATCTGAATCTGTTGTCGGTGCTGTCTGAGATTTGTATGTGGTATTTCGCACTTCTGTATGTTGCAACTGCGAAGGTGTCTATGACCTGCACGGCAGATGAAGCACCCGATATGGTTGCAGTACCGTCATCTAATGCCGCATGTTCGAATGTCATATCTCTGTAGAAGAATGCCAGTTGTCCGCTTCCGTTCGTTCTCAACACCGAACCATCTGAACTGTCAGCGATTGGAAATTTTACTCCCTCGAATGAAACAGAACCAGTGCCGTTTCCTGAAAGTTCTAGGTTGGCGTTTGTAGCATTCGTTGATACTTCGTTGTCCGTTACTGTGACTCCGTCTAGCACAGCGGATCCTGAAACCGCTAGTGTCGTGAATGCACCGGATGACGCAGTCGAGGCTCCAATGATAGTACCGTCTATGGTTCCAGAGTTGACATCTATCTTCTCTGCCACGACAGAACCTGTGCCATTGGCACTCATGACAAGATCCGCGTTGGACGTGTTGACCTTGATGTCGTTGTCCGATATGTTCACTGTTGAATCTATTGTTATCTCAGGTGCTGTCACTGTTCCTGTTCCGCTGGCACTGAGTTCTAGGTCAGCGTTGGACTGTGTGCCTTTCACTTGATTGCCTGAGAACTCCAAGTGAGTCAGTGTCAGGTGAGGTCTTGCATAGACTTCTGTGAAATTGTTGTTGATCTTTACTCCGGCACCTCTGATAGTGTCACCTGTGCCATCGTCGGCCTGTAATCCAATGTTGATTATTTCCTGTGCCATCTCACACTCTACCTTCTATTATAGACTGACTTTAACCGTAGCACCATCTCTGTACAATCTGCCTGCCACTCCCGGGTCTGATGTTGGAAGTGCTGTGAAGTCTACCTGTGCACCAGTTACTACTAAATTTCCTGTTACCTTTGCTCCTGTGTGCGTTGCTCTGAATCTTTCTGACAATGAAGAACCATCATACGTTCTTATAAAAATTTCATTGGAAGTACCTGAGGTACCATCTGTCCTTAATTCTGCTCTTACATTTCCATTTGAATTTTGGAAGTCTATGCCAGGTTTGTTGGCGTCAGCAGTTCTTTGAAGTGTTATGACCGACGAGGCAGATTTGATGTGTAGTTGTGTGTCTGGTGCACCAACATTACCTATACCTACCTGTCCTCCTGATTTCAACAAGATGTCACCTGTGCCATTAGGCTCAATTGTTATGTTGGCGTTTGTGTCCATCCCGGTAATTGTTGTGTTGTTTATTGATAATCTATCAATTTCAATTATGCCTGTTCCGTTTGCGAATATTTTTACATTACCGTTGGTGTCTTCATTTGTAAGGTTACCATTTGATGATGTTGTGGCCGCCAAATCCGTGTAAAGTTCTAAGAAATTCGTGTTGATCTTGTTGAAGGCCGTACGTAAAGTATCGCCTGTTGCCGGGTTTCCTACCGCTCCTGTGTCTATGTTTAATCTAGCCATATATCGAATATACATATTTATTAAATACTATTGATGTTTGTTGAAACATTAAAAACAATGAGACTGTACGAACGCCAGAGCAAATGTGGCGTTTACCACACCTTCCACCGGAAAAATACTGTATTTGTGTTCAAATGTGATTCATGCGGAGTGCAATTCCTGAGACCGAGAGCGAAAGTGGATCCTGAGAGGGCCACCAATGATTACAAACATGTCTGTTCGTGTTGTGATACGAAAAGGTTCGCACAGAAGGTGGGTGTCAAAATGCGTAAGGTCTACAAGATTGACGCCAGTAGCACATTAACTCTATAGGGTTTTCCACTTGATATCATCCCTGGCACCAGAGATCCATCTCTGCAGGTCAGCGTAAATTCCACACTTTATATTTGGTTGATCGAAGTACCACCTCAGGAACGGATTGCCTTCTAGGTATTCCCTCCTGTTGATGAAATGGAAGTTGGTATTTGGAAACTGTCTAAATGTCTGTCTGAGTTGATACATCCATTCATACTTGAGATATGCCTTCATGCTTTCTCGTCCTGGATAGTTGTTAG